TGTCATGCTTGATAAGTGTAAGCGAAATATCAGACCCTCTTCCCCCTGGGTAGACACGTTGAAAGATGAAAGACGCCCAATTGACAAAGTTGACGCAGGAAAGACTCGCCTTTTCTCAGTAGGAGAGATGGTGTATACAATTCTATTCAGACAGTACTTCCTGGGTTTTACGGCCCATTGTATGAGACGAAGAATCGAGATTGAAGCGTGTGTTGGAGTCAATGTTTACAACAGAGACTGGGACAGACTGGCTCGAAAGATTCAGGAAGTAGGTGAGAAGGTGCTTGCAGGAGATTTCTCCAATTACGATGGTAGTTTGAACGCCCCTTTTCTCTGGTCAGTGCTAGACATCATTGAGGACTTCTATGATGGTACACCGGAAGATAGGAATGTGCGCAGGTCCCTGTGGTCCGAGATAGTGAATTCGATTCATATCGTCGGCGATCAGGTGTACATGTGGTCACATTCCAACCCTTCTGGGTGTCCCATCACAGCCATCCTCAATAGTGTTTACCATTCAATTTCAGCTAGGTACGTTTTTCTTGTATGCGCAAGAAAGTTCTCGCCTGAAAACGAGGACCTTGCGGTTTACAAGAAATACGTTCGTCACGTGAACTACGGTGATGATGATCTTTGGAACATTCATGATGAAATCATTGAGTGGTTCAATCAGAACACCATCACCGAAGCATACGCGACGATCGGAATGACGTACACAGATGAAGCGAAGACCGGAATTTACGAAGCTTACAGAACCCTCCCCGAAGTTAATTTCTTAAAGAGACGATTCAGATGGGATCCCGACCAGTGTAGATACAGAGCCCCTCTGGCTCTGGAGACGATCCGAGAAATGGCCATGTGGGTGAGAGGAGACAGAGATATCGACATCCTCACAGCCACAACCCTGGAAGAGGCCGTGCACGAGCTTGCTCAACACGACCGCTTGACCTTCGAACGTGAAATCCCTGTCTTTGAGAAAGCACGCAGGTTCCTTGCAAATCGAACCCCGTGCTCTTTCAAGACATATGATGCCTACCAACGAATTGAGTACAACAGATGGGTCCTGGAGACGCCGCCAGCGCTGAGTAAGCTTGAAGATGGACCCGACCCATCACTGACGGAGGACCGTGTAACAGATATAAAACACCGACTCATTGTTCCTCAGATCAATGACGATGTAGTAAACTGTAGTACAGTGTCTCCCTACGCTATCGGATGCGTGCGAAAGCAAACAATTACGATGCAGCTCGGCATGTCTGACAATCCCGAGCCTGTTTATTCCAATTTCAGACAAC